AATAATATTACATGTATATCTTGGCTCAAGACCTCCTTTACCATCAGGCACGCCTCTAAATCTGCCATCATCATCTACAGCGTCACAGTATCTACCAATATCATACAAAGTCCATTTATCAACAGAAGAGGAATCAATATAATTGCCCAAACCATAATTAAAGTCTGTAATTATATCATACAAAATCCATGCGGGATTATCTGTCCAAGCAATTTTAAAAGTACCGTCCCAATCTCCGTAATAAATTTTATTACTGTCGTAAAAGTTTGTATTGCAAAACTGTTGTAGTTTTGAATCAGAATCGTAAAGTAAATTAAATTTTGCACCACCAGTGTCTTCTGCGAGTTCTCTGAGAGTTCTTGTCCCAGAACGATCAGGGTCTGTATTTAAATAATACAATTGAATTCCAGCTTCTCTTGCCCTGTTCAAGAGAATTTGATAAGTTTCGGAACTCATCGTTTCTGGAGTTGATCCAGAAAAATAAACGACTTTTCTTACTGTATTTTTCCAAAGATTTTGAAGAACGGTTTCTTCTGACAGCTTGCCTACTTCATCAGTTATACTGAATTGACTTTTTCTTAAAAAGAAATTGGCAATATTAGTTTCGGAAGGATTTGTTGCTGGACTTAATTGGGCTGTGCTTAGAGCAGTGTCTAATTGTTTAAATAAATTTGTTTGATTTGCTCCAGCAGAATCTGGAGTTTCCATTTCTGCAAACGAGGCCGTATTATAATATGTAAATCCAACTATAGTTTCATTGGTTGCTTGATTTACGACCGTATTAGTTCCCGATGCAGCCGTTTGCCATATAGAAAATCTTATATTAGTATATCCAGCAACTAATTTGAAGATCATTTCTTGCAAATTTCTTCTTATCAAAGCTTTAGTTTGAGCATTCATGTTTTGATCAACCATGAATATAACGTCAAGACTATTTGGGTTTGCTGGATAATCTGGATTGGCAAAGACATATCTTCTGTCTAAACCATCTCCACCAATAGGAAAATAATTAGAAGGCACTTTTACCTTCTTCATTTTCACATCAAACTCTCTATTTGGCATGTTACCAAATGTTCTTGAATCAAATTTCATACCAACGTGAGCTACATATGGATATGAAAAGTTTCTATCTATTACTTCGTAAATACCATCTAATACGACCTCTTTTTTTACTAAAGGAGAAATTGTTTCAGCAGTTCTTTTTTCTACTATAACATACCTGTCTCTGCCATTTTCAGAAGGCAATAATTCAATTTCATTTGAATTGCGTAAAGTTGCCTGAGAAACCACATTGGTATCAACACTGCTGCTTGTGCCTTCATCTGGATCTGTAGAGTTCGGTTCCATTTATATATAATAAAATTTATGCTGTTATTGTAAAGGTTCTTGTATAGTAAAGTGGATCAGTTGGATTTGAAGGCGTGCTGCTTGCAGAAAGTCTAACTGGCGCATTATCAGGAGAAGCGGCATCAATATAAACATAATGAGTGCCGATACTTAATTTCTCCATAATTTCACTTGAAATTGTAAAAGAAAATACTCCATTGTCTCCTATTTCAGAAGCTAAAACTCTTTGCTGATATCCAATTAAATTTCTATTTTCATTTGTTATTCCAACATCTATTTGAGCTACTATACTAGTAGCTGCTTTTGTATAAGACGTAGTACCATCTGTTAATATATAAGTTGCCGTGCCAGACAAAGTAATAGTTTGACTTCTCGTATAACTTGTAGGACTAATAACATCAAATACCGCAGTTGCTCCATCCCCCACAACACCAGGAGAAAATATAATTCTATTTGTTGCTGTAGGAACGTAAGGCTCAAAAGACTTTTTTCTTAAATTATAAATAACAGGTAAAACCGCAGAAGGGTTTCTTGGGTTTATCTTTGAGGCCAAAAGCTCTTGATATGTTTTTTCTAATGGCATTATAAATTTATAATTATGGTTGATTTATAGGCACCGAGGGTTGAGCGGCTTCTATTTGACCTGCGGTTAAACCAGGTAGTCTAGGTGATGCACCCCCAGAACTTGGAGTTGCGCTTGTAGTTGTGGTCGCTCCTCCGCTTGAAGTCACTGCTCCAGAACCTATTCTAGTTGATTGCGAAACTGGTTCACCTAACATGTAAGCGTAAGGAGAAGTTACTGTTCCAGTAATAGGATATTCTTTTGTTGTGACTTTTCTTGTACCTTCGATACCGTGTGTAACAGCGATAACAACTGTTGTTGGTTTTTGCATACCCAGATCGCCAGATTCACCAGGAGCAGAACCTTTATCAACTGTATCGCTGAGAGCTTCAATAATTAAACTGATTCTAATTTTTCTTACGTCTTTATTTTTTATATGATGAACAAATGTGAATGGATCTCTAACATCTGTTGGATAGCCAAGCGCCCAGTTTGTAAAACTTTTCCCATCTCTTACGTCATTAGATCCACCAACACTTTGATCACTTGGAACATTTACCGGCCCTAGTAATCTAAAACTAGCTGGTTTATAAATGAAAACATTACTAAAATTAGCCAATGGCTTTTGATTCTCTGTTCCCAAATTAATTTCCATAACAACATTTCGGAAATTATATTTACCATCATAATTCATAACTGGTACTTTATTCAAATAGACTCCCTTTAACATGTCTAAGCCATAAACTTTTTTGCCAAATTGATCAACCAAGCCATAAATCGGACCTTCGCAAAGTAAATCGACAATTTCTGCAATTGATATGGATTTTTTTAAATCTTGAGGTCTTGGAGGAGTAAGAGAAGGAACCTTATTATTTTGTTTCCCACTGCTGCTTCCTCTATAAAATCTGTATGGATTTAAAATTTTCATTATGCCGTTTGAACTGCTTGGCTTAATTCTGGAGTCGAAACTCCTCTAAATCTTGTAGGCGTTGATAAGAAATTAATATTCACTTTAACTGGAGCGGAATAATAGATATCTCTATTATTTACAGTAACCTTGCATCGATATCTAGCTTTATAAAATGAATATCCAGTTGTTCTTTGCCCTTTAACCAAAGGTCTTTCAGATATAAATCTAGCAATTCTATTTGATTCAGCTGATTTTTGTTCAGAATAAGTTATAAAATCTTCTACAACTTGTTGGAGAGAACTGCCAGAAATAGCTGTAGAATTTCTTTCAAAAACCGCTCCAACTTGAGCAATTGCCGATCCAATAGATGTCCAATTTGTAGTTCCAACAGTTTTTATTTTATATCTTTCTCCAGCTACAGTGGCACCTACAATTAAAGCCCTTTTGCCTATATCAGAAAACTTTTGAGTCTTTGGTGTCGTCAGGTCAGAAACGGAATGAAATAATTTTTCTTTTGGTACGAGTTGCCAATCTGAAAATACTCCATCTCTGTTAGTGTCATATCTATAATACAAACTAATTCCTTCGCTACCTCTTAAATCTTGCAGCCTTGCTAGTAAGCGATGATAGCCAGCAGTTAAATACAATGTTGTGGTAGAAGAATGAAGTCCAGAAATTTCAGCACTGCTTGGTTGACTGATCCAAGGCGGATTTGCAAATCCAGAAAACATTGCATGGCCGCTATAATATGCACTAGCCAAAGTAGAATCTATATATAAATCTGAAGCATCGTCAGAATCAAGTTTAAATTCATATGCGCCTACTGGCATTATTTTGCCATTTCCAGTTCCTTGCGTTTGGTTTTTATAAAATGTTGAGCCTATTCTTGGAGGTATAGCTGTTCCACCTAGTCCAGTAAATCCTAAACCACTCCATTGTCCCGTATCTCCAATTTTAATAATTTCGTACAATCCAGTGCCTGTTCCAACTTCAAAAACATCTTTTATGAAACTTTTGCCATCGCCGCCAACTGTCGGCACATAAAAATAACCAAGAAACTCCATCCCATAGTTATCAATATTTGCTGTAGTTCCATTTATTTTGCCTTCGTATACATTGTCTATTGCATCAACATAAGTATATTGATTTTTATCTTCGTAGGCTGGATAGTCAGAGAATAAAGTATCCATCTCTGCTGTAGTAGTGGGAGTTTCAACTCTAGTCCAAAATGTTGATTCTGCAACTGGCGCTCCACCAGCAATTTCTCCTGTTGTCGGTAAGTGGCCAGAAACACCATTGGCAGGTACGCATTTATACAAATACTCAAGATTTGGCGGTAAGATTTTTCTCCACCATGTTGAGTTTATGGTATTTCCAGCGCCAGTTGGCAATTGACCAGAAAATCCTGTACTAACTATTGCTTGAAAATATGTATCAGTTGCAGGACTGCCTGTTGGATAATTTACAAGTTCTCCGCTGAAATAATTATAACCAGTGTCCCAAGTTGCAAATTTCAAATTATTAAATTGAGACGGACCAAACTTTACTAAATCACCTTGAGAATATTTTTGAAAATATCCAGTTTGACTGCTTTTCAATCCAGTGAAAATAGACTGAACTGTAAAATCTGGAATATGATAAGATCTGACAAGAAGACCTGATTTAACTGTATATGGATTTTCTATTTTTACTTTGCCCTTTGAGCTATCATTGCTTAATTCTTCCCACTCATAACTTATATTATCATCATAAGTTGTTAAATCTGGATTAGAAACTATATCACCATTTTTTCTGACTACAACTTCAACAGGATTAGAAAAAACTTTATCTGCACTATTTGTTACAATATCAATATAAGAATTTAAAACATTAACGGTATAAAATGTAGTAGTGTCATCCATGTCAACAGCTTGATTGGTGCTGAACATGTCTTCTACAGCACCGGCTGGTGCAGCTTCGTCATCGGCTACTAGCTCAACATATTCATTGATTGGTTTATCAACAGGAGTCATCAATTGCTTAATATCAGTTGCTAAAGCATAGTGATCTGTGCTTGCACTTATTTGAGAGCTTCCAATCTTTAATCTACCATACCCAACTGGAACTGCTTGACCTTGAGATGTGTTTGCCGGTTTATTTCCAAATAAATAAGATTTACCGCCAGCCTGCACTTCTTGATTAAAATCCGCTTTTGGTTTAGGGGTTAGCAAAGACATGACTCCTTGAATGGCAATGGATGCACCAATCATTGCTACTGTACTTGCAACTCCAGCTAAAGAACCTCCTGCCGCGAAAGCTCCCATTGCTGCTGGACCTCCAATTGCCGCGAGTCCTCCCGTAGCTACGACCAATACCGCTCCAAGCACTATCATTCCTATTGCCATACCATTTTTCCCTGCTCCCCAAACAATAGGAACTATATGAATTTCATTTGGAGCTTTTTGAATCTCCGCTTCCTTGGGGTGTTGAACAACCTCATCATCAATCACCATTCTATAATGGACCCCCTTCATTGCCAACTTCTTTATTTCATCTAAAAACCCTTTTTTATTAGCATTGATTGCGAGCAAAGCCTCTTTAGCAGAATTTATATTGAATTTAAATTCTTCGCCAAATTTGTTTCGCAATTCTCCGTATAGATAAACATTAGTCATATTTTTTCTTTAGTATCTCAACATATTCTTGTTTTACATGTGATTTTTTAGGTAGCAACAAATTAAATTTTTTAGTTTCTTTGCTATAAATAATGTAAGGAATGCAAGAGTTTTCGCAGTTGAATTGATCAAATGTTGATTCTTGTTCTGTTGAGGTTGGGTGGGTATGATAAATTGCAGCGAGTTTACCACTCCTGATGTGCCTTAGAATTTCCAACGGATGAATTTCAAATACATCATTCGCATAAACCGCTATATTTTTTGCAGGTTCTGTTTTTAAATCTCCGTTTTCAACAAAAACAAATCCACAAACTTCTAATTCAGAATTACTTGCATGTTCAATTATTGATTGCATTATTGTGAAGAAACTGAATATTCCTCTACACCAGGAAATCCACCGAAAGGTAAATAATCACCAGATCCAAATCTTAGTTTACATCCATTAAGGGTTTTAGAGCATTGGTCGCAAACCCAGTATTCTTTATTGAAAGAAGGATTTCTTACGCCGCTTGCCGTATGAGTTTTGACACAAACATAAAATCTTAAAAGAGGGGTGTAGTTAGGAATTGCATTTATGTCTCTTTTGGCAACTTTAACATTATGATTCTCGATATAAACGAACTCTCCAACTTTATAAACTCCAGCATTTGCTTTCCACAAGCCTCTATTTAATCCATCCAACAAAGCGTTGTTGCCGAGAGGAATGGAAGAACTTAACTGGGAATTTGAATAAAATCTTTGACTAGAAGTTAAAGTATTTTGCTCTAAAACATCATAGTAAAATCTTGATGCCGGTACAGCCTCCCAAGTTGAACTCCCAGTTATTGGAGGCGGCTTATAGTATAAAGTTACGCCTTGTCCTCCAGTGTACTCATGATGTCTGATCAAAATTCTATGATACCCTGCGGACAACGAAAGAGTAGAAGTTGTTGTTCCTGTCGGAGAACCTGCTTGACCCCTGCCACCATAAAAGTATGCAATTCTGTTTCCATCTATAAATAAGTCCGCGCTATCGTCAGGATCAAGTCCAAATTCATAAACACCAGCTTCATTTGCATTTACTTTAAAATATCCTATAAATTCATGAGCAATATTTTCTGCATTTTCTACTGTTGTATTTGAAAGAACTGTTTCAGAACTAAATGTAGAATTTGCAATTTTTGTCGTCATTGTACTAAGATCACTAGCATATCCCGCAGCTGTTCCTGTATAATATCTTCTTAAAAGCCCCGCTTTAAAATCAACAGCTTTTCTTAAACGCATGTCATTCTCGTCAGCAACTGGTGGCCCCATGTATTTGCATCCATTGCCGCGATAGTGAAAACCGCAGTATCTTGCAATTACAGATCTCTTGGGGAATGTTACGTCTTCAATTTCTAAAGGAGAAGATAATTCAAACTCAACAACTGCACGATTTTCAGTTGCTCTTCTAAGAATATAAAATACTTGATCTTCTAATCCAGCAGTAGCGTCAGCAGAACCGTAGGGGTTTTTGTTGTCAGAAAAATTTTGATTATCTAAAAACTTTGCAAAAGTTCTTTTTCTTACCACTTTTGCACCAACTAAATTATTATAGCGTCGAATTAAATTAGAAACGAAAAAATCTTGATTTGAGACTGCCAGCTTGGGTCTAGGCAACGAACCGTCGCCTTTACTTTCAAAACCAGAACTTTGAATAGGGAAAGGTAAATATTCTATTCCCTGCCAATAAATCGAACCGTTTATGCCATTTGTACCGCCATGAATGTATAATTTATCATCTGGAGTATTAATATAATCATAGTAAATAACAAAAAACTCTAACAACGCTGTTGGTTCCAGCGAGAAAAGCTCCGCATTAACTTTTTGATTAGAAGCCCTTGACATTTCCTTTTACCCCTTAATTATATTACACGCATATGGCAGGTAAAAACAAAATAAAAATTAACAGTTTCTCTATTGTTAAAATGGAGCAAACTCATGCTAATGAAGTACTAAGGCTTGCTGTAAAAACGCAATCTTCTTTTCGAATAAGCGAAACTGAATCACCTTCTTTGTTTTTGCAGGAAAATAAAAATTTAATTTTAGAAAACATTAAATACTCTTTTGTATATAAAGACAATAAAGATAAAGTCTTTGGTGCTATTATAATACAGCCTGAGACTAACATTTCAGCAGAAATTTTAGTTCTTATGGACCCAAACATCATTGCTGGACATGAGATGTACAACGAATTTAAAAAACTTATTTCATCTTTAAAATTTAAATCTATTTTTATTAAAGCCCTCAAGCGCAGAAAGAATTTTGAAAAATATTTAAATTTCTCTAAGTTTTTTGGTTTTAGCGAAGTTTTAAATGAAAATGAGCTTTTTGTCATTTTAGGCTTCAAAAAGCATTGACAGAACTCTTTAAAATGTGTTACCATTGGGGGATGAAGTTCGAAAGACTTGTGCAGCTTGCAAGAAATCTTATTATCTACGACGACATTGAACTACGGTGTCGGCACTTTGCTTTTGTCTTGAATAAGAACAAGATAATTTCAATTGGGAAAAACTCCAAAAAATCTCATCCAATTAATCAAAAGTACGGGTACTTTGATGGAAGCGGGCTTCATGCAGAGGCTTGTGCGGTAATCAAATCTGGCAGAATTGACCACACCAAGCACACTTTAGTTACCTTTCGTATTGACAGGAATGATAAAATAGCTATGGGAAAACCTTGCAAATATTGTCAAAAATTGTTGAAAGACGTAGCTTTCAAAGAAATATTCTATTCAAATGAGCAAGGCGAATTCGAACGAGCAAAATAAATTAGACGATGGCTTTGGCAACGTCTGGCACAAATGCGAACTTGACGCTGATTGCGGCTTGCACATTGTAAGACCCGGCAAAACTCAATGCTGGTGCGACTCTATTGAAAGAATATACGACGGTCTTGATGATCAACTTTTTGTTGGGACTGGCAATGGTTGGTATTTTTGGAACAATAGTAAAAATTTTTGCTACGGCCCCTATTCAAGTGAAAGTATAGCCAAGCGTCAATATCTTAAATATTTAAAAATTACTAGACAATGAACATTCTGATAATCGAAGCGACCAGTAAGCGAAAACCTCTTGCAGAAGACTATAGTGATACATCAATTGTTCACTGTCGCAATAGCCTTATTTTGAAGAAGGCTTTGGGCGCAGACCTTCTTGATGGCGAATATTTTTTACCAGAGGTTCTAAAGAAGCAGTATGATGTCATCATCTGCTGCTACGCTTCGCCTTATATGCCTCACGTTCCTTACCGCCAAGTTCTAGAAAAGAACCCAAAGGCTCGGTACATCTGGCTGGTCAACGACCATGACGTTGAAGACAATCAGCTTTTGCGATGGGGCATTCAAAACATGGGTTTGAGCTACGATATGATTTGCAACAATCCCAGACAAGGATACCGCCATTGGATCTTGAACAAGAACATTGCAAATAAGAAACTTAATGATTTTATTAATAACTGGCTTACTGTTAATCTAAATTCATTGATAATGGACGATGATAGAACGCCGGTTAATATGTCAAATAAAAGCGGCGTGATTTATTATGGAACTTACCGCAAATGGCGAGCAGAGTCGTTCAAGAAGTTCCTGACTGAAGGAGTGTTTCTGTCTGCTTCAAATAAAAACTGGAAAAAATTCCAAGGACTTGGCTGTAACTGCAATTACATACCAAAACTTGAATGGCAAAAGAATAACGAAGACTTACGAAAGTATAAATATTCAATTTATATGGAAGACGAGCATACTCATAATAATTATGCTTTTCTTGCCAATCGATTCTATGAATCTCTAATGTCCGATGTTGTTATGTTGTTTGACGCCGACTGTTCAAATACAATTAAAAAGTGCGGATACGTTATTCCAGAATCTTTGATTCTCGACGATAAAAAGCTCAAGAACGGAGTGGTTAATTATGCAGAGTCTCTCGCTTTTCAAACCAATCTGATGTACCAGCAGACTTTTTTCTCTCAAGCAATGGATGAAAAATTAACAGCTTTAAACCAAATAAAAGAATTCATCAAATGAAATTCCTAACACGTTTCGTAATTCCTAATTTGTCAGCGCAAAAGATCGGCATTGATTTAGTAGAAAACTATATCTGTGATATAAATAGCCACAAGCCTCCCCAAAATTTTGTTGTTATTTCGTCCGAAGATATACAAAAGCCAATTTTGATGGAAGTATCAGAGTTTGACTTTCTTGAAGATAGAATTGTATTTCGAGGCTGGTTAAATTATAATTATACTGGTGAATCTTATTTGTGCAAAGGTGCAGTTGAATTGAGGGCGACGCCATGATTTTCTATAAAACTCTTTGCGATATTGAATTAATAGCCGATAATCCAAATTTTGGCGTCAAGAGCCAAAAAGTTATTTTATACAAGGATCAATTTTTCTCTGTAGTTCACAAACAGAAAGATTTTTTCGATTCTGATATTGAATATTGGACAAATTCATTTGGATGGATTTTTAAAATAAACAGAAAAGATTTGGGCAATATAATCGAAAGCAACTTACCATGATGACTTTAAAAGAACAGGAAAAAAAAGTATGGTCTGAGCTTGAACTTATCAAGTCAGATATTGAAAACATTGTTGGTTTTAAAATAAATAAAAGAAATTATAAAAAAGCAATTATTGAACTGACCAGACAGGCTGCTTCAGAACAGGATTTGATTGGGAACTTGCCCACAGAGGTTCAAGAAAAAATTCAAAACTTTTTTTATTCATGTCAAACATTCTTATCTGACGTTATCTGGATGGGCAATGAAGGCAGAAACCTTGAGGTAAATATATCTTATAAAGGTAATGTTCTTTCTCATTGGAAAATCCCAATTGATATTTTCTTTTCCAAAGAGGATGCTTACACGATATCTTCTATCACAATGATAAAGAGCTTTCATGATTCTTTGATTGGGTTCTTGCTGTCACCAAAGATGAGAAGCGAGATCGTTAATGGCGACCAAGATGCTATTAAATTACTCTATTCTTCTATGAATCGACCCTCAATGTCGTCTTCTCTTTCTAATTTGATCATGATCAAAGATAATTTCCCAGATTTTTACAAACACATCACTACAAAACTCGACGTTATGACGGTTGAGGAAATGAAAAAATATATATCAAATAAATCAAAGGAGTAAAATGATTTTTACGCATACCGGACTTCTTGGGGATTTTATCCAAACTTGGCCGATTGCTTCTTGGTATTATCAAAAGACAGGGGAAAAAATAGACTTTGTAGTTACTGATGCAGACTGTTTCAAAGATATTGCTGAATTGACACTGAAACAGCCATTTACAAATAGTATAAGGAAAGTTCCTTTTAAAGTTAATGATTATGGATGTGGTGGTCAACCTTATAAATTCAATCCAGCAGACTTTGGCATAAATGGAGAATACATGAATTTTGGCTATCCATGTTATCCCCAATTGCAGCATGGATGGATTCCGTATTTATTGGCTAGAGAAAACGATTTAGGAGTAGATGAAAATTTCGTAATAAACGTGCCTGTTAAAGAAGCCGTTAATACTGATGTTCTGGTTTCAAAACCTTTTATTATAGAACAGAATCAAAAACTGCAATATGATGGATTGGGTAAAAGAGAATGGGGCGTTTTTATGTTATCTTATTTCGTTCCTAGCTCAGTAAAAACAATCTCTGGTAAAAATGGACTTTATGCTGATCTTTGCCAAATTAAACAAGCTAGTCACACTTACGTTTCTGAAGGAGGGTTGAGCATTATTTTAGATTTAATGGATGTAAATTTCACAATGTATTACAGAGAACAAGGAGGTTGTGATGGAAGATGGTTTGAGTCCGTTTATTATAGACAAAATAATCCAAAAAGAAAATTTATATCAATCCCCAAAGGAATAACCTTTCATAAATCACCGTAACATTAATGCCTCATCTCAACGCAAATATTCCTGTATTTCCAGCTTACTTAAAAAGCGATTTTCTTTATAACAACGAGAATAAGAAAACAGAATACATTCTCTGTGAGGTATTTGGAATCACTAGTTTAACCAGAAGATGTTTAACGTTTCAAGTCATGACAGAATATGGTTCGCGTCATGATCGCGTTCCAATTCATTATTTGGTTAATGAACCACAGCACTCTAATCTACCTTTAGATTGGTTGCAGCTTTGGGATTGCTTTTCTTATGATATTTCAGTAACCCGATGGGAATACCATAAGAATTCTAGAGTTAATATTCAGCTAAAGAATCACGAATGGGTTGAAGGTAAATATCTTTTTACTATTGATTGGCGCGATAATCCAGATGCGTCTTACGGATATTCAGAGATGGCTGGCGGTCACAAATGCGGTCACGTTATTTGGGGTTTAAAAGATAAGGATGGTAAACCTGTAAATCAATTATTTTTGCAGCCAAATAATAGAGTCCTTTGGAAAGATGGTGGAGCTTTTATTTCAAAAAAACTTGACAAACCTGATTGGCAGGTGTTTACTCAGGAATTCACTTGTGAAGGAGAAGGCAAATGGATAGCGGGAGACAACTGGGATTATTTTTATCAATTTAAAAAAGAACAATAATGAAATTCGTAATTACTCAAGGTTGTATCGCATATGATTTTACCGTAGATGGAAAACGATTCGATGATCTTCCTAAAGAAGAAAAGGAAAAAATCATTGATCACGTTCTCGCAAAGGTGAAAGAGCAAATTTTTAATAATCATATTGGATTCCAAGGAATCTTAGAGCATTTTCAGTATGACTCTCATGAGTACGGACCCAAATGTGATCAGTGCGGAGACTCCGTAAGCACAACGATTATTACTATTTAATTTAATGAAATCTAATTTTGTTTTGCTGAATCCACAAGAGCAAGCATTGTGTCGCTATTTAGCGAAACTGCGGCACAAGAATGCTAGAAATAAAAATGTAAAAAATAACAAGATTGGCGGTCAAAGCGACGAAATGACCGATCTTGAAGGAATCGGAGGTGAAGTTGCATTCTGCAAACTGTTTAATCTTTATCCCGACATTTCAATTGAGGTCAGAAACTCAAAGACCGACAAAGGTGATGCGGTTCTGAATGATCTCGTCATTGATGTAAAAACAACGAAATACAGAACCGGCAGGTTGTTAGCTGCTCCGTGGAAAGAGCCAAGTGTTGATTTGTATGCCCTCATGATCGGAGAAATCGACAAGGGTTATTCTTTTAAAGGATTTATGGCTTACTCGGAGCTAACTAAACAAGAAAGACTTTTAGATCTGGGGCATGGCAAAGGATACGCCGCTAATCAAGAAGAGCTAGAGCTTGATATTAATAATTTTAAATTGGAAAAAAGTTACAAATCTTGAAGTCAAAAATAAACCCTTGACTGAACTAGGTTTTTCTGATCTGCTTCTGGAGAAATGAAGCTATCCCTCTGTTGCATCTCTAACGTTCTTGCCGAGCAAGGTCACAAGTTTCAGACTATGACCTTGACACGTTTCTTGTCGCTGCCCCGTGCAGACGCCATCCGCATTCTCAGCGAACGCATCCTCAACAACTTCGTTGTCACCAATCGCATCATTCAGCATTGCGCCGACACCGGCATTGCTGGCTACCGTTTGTCCTCTACGCTTACTCCTGTTATCGACCATCCTGACGTTAATCTTCGTCTCGACCAGTTGCCTAACTGGTCTGACCTTCGCGCTGCTCTCGACACTATCGCCGCTACCATCAAGCGCACTGGTGTCCGCATCTCCGCGCACCCCTCAGAGTTCATCACTCTGACCAGCATCGACGACGCCGCCATCACCAACAGCATTCGCGACCTCACTGCTCACGCTGACCTTTTCGACTTGCTGGACTTGCCGCTCGACTACCGCTCGCCGCTCAATATTCATTGCCGCCAAGACGGCGATCCTGTCGCTATTTCTACCCGTTTCCTTTGCAACTTCAATCGCTTGCCAGCCAATGTTCGCTCTCGTCTTGTGCTAGAGGTAAACGACAACGTTGATGGCACTTGGTCTGTATCCAACTTGCACAAATATTTTTTTGCTACTGCTGGTATTCCCATTACCTACGATTCTCTGCACCGTCAGTTCTGCAATCACGGTAATGACGACGCCGCAGACTTTCACCTCGCTTACTCAACTTGGCCCACAATTCCTTTGTTTCATTATTCAGAAGGTATTGACAATACGCGCAAACACGCTATGATGCCCGTCAGTTCACCAAATAACTATGGCAAACCTGTATTCTTCGACGTAGAACTCAAAGGCAAAGACCATGCAATTTACCACATCCTCAAAAATGCAAACAAAAATTAATAAGACTAGAGATCAAGTCATAAATAAACTCAATAAACTTAATATCGAATTCCATGTGGAAGACATGGAGATCGAAAGAGAAGATCTTTCTGATAAGCTAACTGGCTACAAGGTTGTCTCATCTAATTTAATGGGGTGCATCATCCCTAATTTCAACAACAAGAAAACAGAATTTTTGGTCTTTAATGAGAAACTCGTTCAGCATTTAATTTCAGAAGGGCATACCGACGAATATATCGAAAAGAACGGAAAAATTTGGA